ACTTGTACCACTCGTACCGCTTGAACCTGAAGTACCACTCGTACCACTTGTACCGCTTGATCCTGAGGTTCCGCTTGATCCGCTTGAACCGCTTGAACCGCTTGATCCTGAAGTTCCACTTATACCGCTTGATCCTGAGGTTCCGCTAGTTCCGGAAGTTCCACTTGAACCCGAAGTTCCGCTAGTTCCGGAAGTTCCGCTTGAACCGGAAGTACCGCTTGAACCGGAAGTTCCTGCAGCTCCGCTTGATCCTGAAGTTCCGCTAGTTCCAACTCCTCCAGAAGACCCAGAGGTACCGCCAGTACCGCTTGAACCTGAAGTTCCGCTAGTTCCGGAAGTTCCGCTTGAACCGCTTGTTCCAGCGTCTCCTTTCGCTCCAGAAGAGCCCGAGGTCCCACTTGACCCGCTAGATCCTGAATCCCCAATAACTCCTTTTTCTCCAGAAGATCCCGAAGTTCCACTCGTACCGCTTGATCCTGAAGTTCCTGAGGTTCCGCTTGATCCTGAAGTTCCGCTAGTTCCTGAAGTTCCACTTGAACCGCTTGAACCTGCTGAACCGCTTGAACCTGAAGTACCACTCGTACCGCTTGATCCGGAAGTGCCGCTTACACCGCTTGAACCGCTTGAACCGCTTGATCCAGAGGTACCACTCGTACCGCTAGTTCCGCTTGAACCTGAAGTTCCAGAAGTTCCTGAAGTTCCGCTTGAACCGCTAGTTCCACTTGAACCGCTTGAACCGCTTGACCCTGAGGTTCCACTTGTACCGCTAGTTCCACTTGATCCAGAAGTACCGCTTGTACCCGCAGTCCCGCTTGACCCAGAAGTACCGCTAGTACCGCTAGTCCCGCTTGACCCAGAAGTACCGCTAGTACCGCTAGTTCCGCTTGATCCTGAAGTACCGCTAATTCCTGAAGTCCCACTTGACCCTGAAGTACCGCTAATTCCTGAAGTCCCACTTGACCCTGAAGTACCACTCGTACCACTATCCCCGCTTGAGCCCGAAGTACCGCTCGTACCGCTAGTTCCACTTGACCCCGAAGTACCACTCGTACCGCTTGATCCGCTTGATCCGCTTGAACCGCTTGATCCTGCTGATCCGCTTGAACCTGAAGTTCCACTTGTACCGCTTGATCCTGAAGTTCCGCTTAATCCTGAAGTTCCGCTTGATCCTGAAGTTCCACTTGTACCGCTTGAACCTGACGTTCCGCTTAAACCGGAAGTACCGCTTGTGCCGCTTGAACCGCTTGAACCGCTTGATCCAGAAGTCCCGCTTGATCCGGAAGTCCCAGAAGAACCGCTCGTACCACTCGTACCGCTTAATCCAGAAGTACCACTTGTACCTGCACCTCCTGAAGATCCGGAAGTTCCGCCTATACCGCTCGTACCACTTGACCCGGAAGTTCCGTCTATTCCGCTTGAACCGCTTGTTCCTGAAGTTCCAGCTGCTCCACTCGATCCCGAAGTTCCGCTAGTTCCGGAAGTACCACTCGTACCGCTTGATCCACTTGAACCGCTTGATCCGCTTGAACCTGAAGTACCACTCGTACCGCTTGAACCTGAAGTACCACTCGTACCGCTTGAACCGCTTGAACCGCTTGATCCACTCGAACCCGAAGTACCACTAGTACCGCTAGTTCCACTTGACCCCGAAGTACCACTCGTACCGCTTGATCCTGAGGTTCCGGAAGAACCACTTGACCCTGAAGCTCCGGGCACCCCCGTATCTCCACTTGAACCTGAAGTTCCTGCTGCTCCGCTTGATCCTGAAGTACCGCTCGTTCCAACTCCTCCAGAAGACCCAGAAGTACCGCCAGTACCGCTTGATCCTGAAGTTCCGCTTGAACCAGAAGTTCCGCTTGAACCACTCGTTCCAGCGTCTCCTTTAGCTCCAGAAGAGCCTGAGGTTCCGCTTGATCCACTTGATCCTGAATCTCCAGTAACTCCTTTCTCTCCAGAAGATCCTGAAGTTCCACTCGTACCGCTTGATCCGGAAGTTCCGGAAGAACCGCTTGATCCTGCTGACCCGCTTGAACCAGAAGTTCCTGAAGTCCCGCTTGAACCAGAAGTTCCCGAAGTTCCGCTTGATCCTGATGATCCGCTTGATCCTGAAGTTCCTGAAGTCCCGCTTGATCCAGAAGTACCACTCGTACCGCTTGAACCGCTTGAACCTGCTGAACCGCTTGAACCTGAAGTACCACTCGTACCACTTGTACCACTCGTACCGCTTGATCCTGAAGTTCCGCTTGATCCTGAAGTTCCAGAAGTTCCGGAAGTCCCCGAAGATCCGCTTGAACCTGCTGATCCGCTTGATCCAGAAGTACCGCTAGTTCCGGAAGTACCGCTAGCACCGCTAGCTCCGCTTGATCCGGAAGTACCGCTAGCACCGCTAGCTCCGCTTGAGCCAGAAGTACCTGAGGTACCTTCAGAGGCTACTCATGTACTACCTGTTCATGTTTTTAATACTTCATTAGATGAATCTCACCAAGTCTGTCCAGTTATTGGGGACGCTGGTGGTGCGGCGGATGCGTTGTGGGATTTTGCTGAAAATGTTGCATTAGCCTGTGATTGGCTATATACATCCGATATTTGTTTGGCTTTTATTTGTCCTGACATGCGGGGTCTCCAAACTAGTTATAGTTTACGTATTCTTTTTCCTCAATAAACATAGAGTTGGTTTCGTTGTTAATTATTTTTTTTAAATTAGCTCTAGTGTCATTAGTGTAATACACTGCTCGCGCTAATTTTATAAATTCCTCATCAAACTCTTTTAATTGTTCTTTTCTACGCAGTTGGTCCTCTATATCCCATAGCTCTGCATTACAATTATAAAGATTCATATAACTTTCAGAATCCAATGAGAAATTCAATAGCTCTACAACGCTATGTTGTAAAGCCTCAAATTCTGTTTGTACATTTTTAATCTTTTCTGGGTCAGTAAAATTCTCAGTTTTTAATTGAAGAATAGATAGCTTATCTATTAATTCTCCATTAGATATTTCAATTTTCATAAATAGTATTAATTACCTCCTCTGGTAAAATACTTGAAGAGCACTCGAAATTCTTTCCTCTAGGACATCAATTTCAATCGCCTCTATCAAATTTTTCCTCATTAAAACAATTATGACATACTGTGTCTTTATGCATTCTAACACATTTAAATTCATACCAAGGCGCTGTAAAGCCGGAAATCATTAATACTGGCACCTTTAACGCTCAAGCTAGCCAAGCTAATCCTGAACTCAATCCCATAAAGAATGTAGCATGTTTCAATATACGCATTGTTTCAGTAAGATTCAAGTTAGTTTTGTCGATTATGCCATTTAATTCACTTTCTTCTTTACTTATAACTACTACTTTATAACCTTTTGAATTTAAATAGTCTACCACAGTTTGCCATCCTCCAGGATAATTTCAATATTTACACTGAGCTGTGGAGTGGGCCGCTAGACATACATAAGGACCGTCAATATCAGTATGTCCTTTAATCTTAGCCATTTGCGGTAATAGTTCTTCATACTCGAGACCTAAAATATCACAAGCAACCTCTTGTAAAGGAATTGAAAATGGATTTCTTTTATGAAGGAAATCATCATCTTCTCTAATACCTACTACATAGCTTGCGTATAAATTGTCAACAGTAGTTCCCGGACTAATAAACTTTAATTCTGGATAATCAAGCAAATGATTATGGAATGTAGACACTATTACTTCGCAATTATGTTTTTCTTTAAACTTTTGAACATAGGGTATTCAAGCCAAAGTATCTCCTAGAGAGCTGCTATCTAACGCAATTAATACTCGTTTATTATCACAATTAAAAGCGTATTGGTTCACTAATTCTTCACCTTTATGTACCGTAATCATATAATTGGTAAAATATACTCTACTTGCTTTAATTCAGCTATTAGCAGATACTCCAATTTTCTCATATACAACCTCTTCTAAATCTTGATCAATAAATTTTATATCATAAGTATGGTCAGATTCTGATCCTCACAATTCTACAAATGGTCCATCTACAAAATTATGGTCAACTGATATATTTCCATTTAATATAGAAGTTGATTCCCCGTAATAAAGATAATCTAAATAACCAGGCAATTCTGTTTCCTCACTCTCATAAACTTCAAGTAATTTTCTTTTTTCTTCTAAAGGATATATTTTAGTTTTATCTCCTATCGAGAAAGTATATAAATTTCTAGGACTAATTTCTATCATAGCATCATGAAGAGATTTATGCTGTACATGCCCGTACTCTCCGTTAGAATTATGAGTTACTATTTTTTTATAATATCTTCTAGAAGTTTCACCTAATATAAATTTTCTTAAATATTTTTCATCAAATTTATCATATAAAGAGTCAGGAAAATCTCATAAAGCATATTCTCCTACTCCTAAAGTTTCCATAGCTTTGCTAAACTCATACGCTCTAATTGGATTACTTTTTCCCGTTACTGATATAACTTTTCAATCTTCAGGGTCTTTTAATAAGTCGTATCCTCCAAAAATAAGTTCGTCGTCCGGGTGAGCTACTATCATCAACTTATTAGGAAGTTTAGTATCAGCCTTCACGACAAATGTGTTATATTTTTCTATTCTTTTTTTGTAATCTTTTGTAACTAGCTCATTCTTGAATAATTTACCATCTTTATATATTTGATATTTATTTAGTTTAGAACTTAATCCCAAATTATGATGAAAAAATTTAGAACCTGAAAAATCTAAATTAATTTCCTTACCATTATATTTTAACAAATATTTAGAATCATCAGTAATATTTGGTTTACCTAATACTAACCTAAATTCTTTCTTATATACAAATCCATATATATTAAGAGCTCCATCAGTAATTAAATTCTTAACTCCATAATCCTTTTCTACATCTATATATTTTCTTATTTTTAGATTAGACTCTCCCTCTGTTTTAATAATAAGATCATAAATCCAAGGCTCTAGATACAGTCTAGAATCCCCATCTCTTGAAGAAGAAGCCTTAAAATATTGCTGGGAATTATTTATATTATTGAACGCCGTAAAATTTTTAGAAATTGAAAAAAATGTCATAGCAAAAGAATCCTCATCTGTATCATAGTAGTAAAATGAGCCATGAGCGCCTTTACCTAAATCTTCTTTATGAATTTTAAATAAATCCTTTTGCGGAATCATATCGTAGTTTAAAAAATGAATTATGTCTATATCTCGTGATTTACAGTATACTTCTGCATTTTTAAATAATGAAAATACTGCATAAGAATGATTTGGAGTTTCATGATTTACAGATTTAACAAAATAATCTTCGTTATCAAATCAAAAAGTAACCGGGATTTCTATAATTTCATTGTTACTATCATATACATAATGTTCTACAGATTTTTGTATTTCTAAACTAACTGGGTAGTGTGTTACTAACAAAATATCATATCCGAATTCCTTAATTCGCTTTATACATTTTTTTAAAACATCTATTTTTTCTTTGGTGTTAGTATAGGCTAAAATAGCCACTACTTCTTTTAAAGGTTTATTATCTTCTATAGCTTGTAATATATCATTTCTTGTTAGATCCACCATTTCTACTTCTTTTTCTAACCTAATTATATTATTTTCTATTTCAGATAAAGTTTTTTCGTCTAGTTCCTTAGTTATTTCCACACCATTATGAGAATCTAAAAGACTAATATTCTTAACATCTTTTAAATTTCCTAAATTAATCACCACCACTTTACTATCTGTTTCAAATTTAATATGCGCCTCTCTCTCCAATACATCTCTAGTATCCTCATAGCAAGTGTATTTAAATAATACTTCATTATCATCTAATCTTTCTCTAAAAATTAGGGCCAATAAATTTTTATTTTTTTCAAATAAATTAACTTTATAAGTTGTCAAGCTTATGGAATCCTTTATTGTATATTGAGAAGCTTCTGTTTTTTCATCTAATTTTATAATATCATCTCAGATATTTTGCATTCTAAAACGCTCATAAAGTCACTTCTCCAATTGTCTTTCTGAAAGCTCTAAGTATTCTTGTAAAGAATCTATTCCCTCAAATCCTTTAAATTTAGTGGTAACTGAAAACATAAGAACTCTAACATTTTCAAAAGTTATATTGTCTTCGTTTGATTGACTTGTAATAAAACATCCTGAACTATTAGTGGTCTTTAATAGAGTTCTAAATTTAATGAAAGGATTGTATTTTAACAAAACATCATAATTTAAAAAATGTATAGTATCAACCTCTAAGTTTTTACAGTAATTAAAGGCATTTTTAAATAATGTAAACGCTGCATAAGAATGATTTTTATTTTTACTATAAAAAGTTTCAAAATAAACTCCAGAAAGATCTCCTCAAAAAAATTCAGGAGTTTCAAATATTTCATTATTTGGATCATACACATAGTGATCTACTTCATCTTTTATCTCCTGAGGAACATCATAGTGGGTTGATAATAATATATCGTATCCAAACCCCTTAATTTGCGCTATGCGTTCTTTTAATAATTTTTCTTTACTAGCGGTATCAGTATAAGAGCTTATAACTACAATCTCTTTCTTAATTTTTTTAAGAAACCTCAATACTTTTGAAGCAGTATTAGGATTTTTGTTATCGATTTCTGGATGATACGCTAGTATATTAGCTTCGCTTTTTGGGTAAATCTCATCCATTTCTTTGGGCCAATTCTCCATAAAAAACATAGAAGAATAATTTAAGGAGGCTATATGCCCCTGGCTAAAGCCCATAACATTGTCATGTGGAGAAATTCAAGTTATAGGAAGAAACTCGTCATATTTATATTTTCAAAATAACATGTTAATAATTCGTTCTTCAGAGCATGCCGTGTCATCTACAAAAATTTTACCATCTGAATCTGTATTACTAATGTTCCTTATATAAGCCTCTTCTCGGAGAACTTCTTCAAAAAAACGTTGAGATCTTTTATCATACATAAATATACCTGTGGCCACTGTGTGACCGCTATATGGTAAATTACCGGTATCTCACCCGTATAGTTCGCAAAGCTCTTCTCCATGCTTCTTTTCTCTTCGCCCATCCCCATCCTCTCTAAAATGTAATAAAGAGGGGTATCTATATCTCATACATAGTGGATAATGTTTTAGTTTATCTACATAAGTATTAAGATGGTCTATATTTTCCGACACTACCATATCTCCATCTAAAAAAATATAATAATCAAATTCATCATTTTTTGTAGTTTCTAATGCAGCCGCTATTCTAGCAAAATAGTTTTGGCTATCTACATGACCTACCTGGTTTACTTTGCCTCCAGAATATTCTATTTTTTTATTTATTACTCTCGAATATGAAAAGGGTACTTCACAATTAAATCCATAAACAATTATTGGGAGTTTTGAAAATTCTAATAAACTTTTTACACACGCCTCTACATAAGGCATATATTTGAGATCACCGCCTACTACATACGCTCCTAATTTTGCAGCAGTACTTTGTATTTTATTTGATACCTTATCAAGCAAAAATTGATCTTCGCCATTTATCCTAATTTTTGTATCTTTTGAAATAGGAAAACTAGACGCCCAAGAATCTTCATTTGATAATTCTGCTTTATATACTTCTTTATTATCTTCAAGAAATTCAACAGTATATTGCTTTTTTATAGGTCCATTTATTTTTATTAATGGAGTATTATTACTTTTTATAGCTGTAATATAATTTCCAAAATCTTTATAATAATTTTCATTTACATTATTATTTAATATATCAACAGCAGTTAATGCCGCATTCTGTCAACTAAATTTATTGACTCTAGGAGCTTTAAGAAGTGCCTGGCCCTTATTTATATTTCTATTTTCATAAGTGCTTCTCATTATTTCCTTTAAGTGGTCGAAGTCAGGCTCATCTCATAATCCTACTCCTTCTGTAGCAAACATAAAAGGCTTCATAGGTCTTTGATCTATAGTCCTTACTTGTTGGGAGATTCCTCCCGCAAAATCTAATTGTGCCGGATGGCTTGAGCATATGGTGGGAATTCCAGAAGCAATAGCTTCTATTAAGGGTAAGTTCCACCCTTCCGATCTAGCGCAAGATACAAAACAATCTCCATATTTAAGATAATTAATGTAATCTTTTCTAGGTAAAAAAGGTATAATTTTAATATTTGGATGTTCTATTTTATGAAAAGCTAAACGTTCTTTAGTAGAATTCATTCCATCCACCGAGTGGGGATTCTCGATAGAACACACCAGATCGATAGGTTCATTTGCACCAAATTCTTCACTAAAAGCTCTTAAAATTTCTGTTGTAGATTTTCTATGATCCCATCTGCCAAATAATACAAACTTATATCGGTCGTCTTTAAACTCGTCTGGTCTTTTTCCAGAACTAACGTTAAAGATTGAGGTGTCCACAGCCTCCGGAACTACAAATACTCTATCAGCAGGGTATCCTTGGGCGATACTACAGTCGCGTTGCCATTTAGTGGGTACTCATAACATTTCATTTCGTAATAGTGCTTCAAAAAACTCATTTGGATATAAAGTGCTTTCTCAGACATTATAGCCTATGTTGTAGCCGGGATAACTATTTTCGAATCAGTAATGGTGGTTTGTTTCTGATAAAATTATGTTAACAGGATTTTCTGGAGGAAGAGTTCCGACTCCGTTATACATCTCAAAATCTATACCTTTGTACACCCCACTATCCATACCTTCGTCACAAGTCTGCCTAATGAACATTTCTTTATCAATGTCTGTTAGATATGTTTCCTTTTCATGAGGACGATCAGATACTCCATCTCAGGAAGGCCCTACAGAAAAATTTCTTAATTTAACTGGTAAGTAGTTATTTAAAGCTCTAAAAAATCCACGAGCATGAGCGGCATAGCCAGTTTGCCCGACAAAGGAAGTGTGACCATATATATTCATTTAGTATTATATTACCGGTCCTCATAGTAGAAATTCATCAGTCGCATCGATGCTATATCCTAGCGCTGTGGTGTTTAGTTGAATTAATATTCCTAATGCATTATTTATCATTGAAGTTATATCGGTTGGAGGAACTCGTAGAGAGTTAACGTATAAAGCTCATTCTCCGGTATCATTAACAATACCGCTAGTGTGGAACTCAGAATGCATAAAAGAGCCGCTAATCAGCAAATATGAGTCTCCAGATACATACTGTCCTGAGACCGTATCTAAATTTTGAGACCACGCATTAGCTGTACTTATCGAATCAATACCGCCTTCTAAAGCTACTAGGCTTCTATTTCATTTTAATCTGCCTGTATTAAAATCGTCTAATAAGGCTACTTCTTCTACCAAGCTCATATTTTATCGTAAATGGTGTCGTCTGGAAGTATTCTGCTAAGATGTACTGTTTGCTCTAATAAAGTTCCTTGAAATTCTAAAGGTCGTACTTGTCTAACTATTCATCTTTGATTAGTAGTTTCGACTACAACATCTTTAGGTCTCAATGGGGGATAATTTAGCATGTTTAAAACACAGTCACTCGGCATAAACTCTCCAAACATTGTTATTTGATTAAATTGTGGTGCTGGATTTATCATACCCGTTATAGTTATTGGGTCATAATATCCACCTGTTCATCCTGTATTAAAGCAGGTTAAACATTCGTTTTCAGTTTGTCTTCCTAACGTACTATTGTAACAATCCGGACAATGTGTCCCTCAAGTTCTTCTTTTTAATATGTATATAGTTCTGCCCCCACCTACTCTTAAAGCCTTTTCTTTTAGAGCTTTTACTCGTCTAAAAACTTTATGAGTTGAAGTGTCATCTAAATAAGCTGGGGTAGCTGGTGCTATAGACGAAGATAAATCTGATAAATCTATTATCTTTAATTTATAATACCAGGTACGTTGTGGATCATATAATTTTTCTACAGAAGTATCTGAATAAGAAAAACCAGAAGCTGTTACTCCTGAAGCTATTAAATCATACTCAGTAATGTCACTACTGGGCGCTTCGCTTCTATAAACACTAATGCTAAATCCAGAAGCACTTACGTCTGAAAAAGCTCAAGTTAAAGTCAGAGCGTCTATATCATAAGACGTTATATCTAAAGAAGTTAAAGTAAGCATTAGTATCCTATATCAAAATATTCAGAGTGTACGCCGCCATAACAGTCGTCTATGTTGGCAGACATTTTCATAGATCTAGCCATTCTAGCATATCTAGTTGATAACACGTTAAATCAATTTACATATCGCCCATACTTATCCTGATCCCTAACTGTAATCCCTCCGGCATCATTTCATGTTAATTGATTTCTTGCTGAAAGAATTCCTTTTGAAACTAAAATATGGAGGGTAGCCCCAAATTTCATTACCGACCAACTTGGTACCTCGGATATTGTAGTATACACACTACTTCTTATTGGGGGTATTTCATAATTAATTTCGTCTAGGGTATCTTTTAGACAATGTCATAAAAGAGTATCTGAACTTTCTTCTGTTAAATCTAATTCATTTTCTGCAACTGTATCATTAAGAAAGGTTCTAAATCTATCTACATATAGCTGATCTGCAAAGGGTATTAAATTGGTTAATAATTCCTGAGTATTAGGCATTATCGTAGTCCTCCAAAATTACTATAGCTAAGGTACCACTTGTAGGTACTGTCATTTTATCACCATTAGTATAAGTGATCTGAAATTCTCCTAAGTATTCTCCCGCAGTAACGGTGTCTGCTGCTAGCCAAATATACCTAACTCGACCATCGTATCCGTTGTCTTTAGTTAGGTCTGTTGCCGGTAAAATGGTACAAGCCCCTGTAGCAATTATAGTAGTGCTATTTATTTCCTTCATAGTAAATTTCACTTCAGTGGCAATAGCCGCTGTTACATTAATGTTATTAGCGTCTACGTCCTGAAGTTGAACATCTAAGAAGGGCCTGGTATCGTGTCTTTTCATGTATACTACACTAGTAGCCATTTGAATCTCCTATATTATAGTTAAGGTGTTTCCCTTCGTAGTAACTATTACTACTGTATCCATACTGGTATCAATCATCTGTATTTGAGAATTTGTTATTAAACTCGTAGCTTCAGTTGATACAACGTCTGTAACTAAGGAATGCCCTAGGACACTACTCACTGCGTAGGCTCTGTCGTCTTGTAAAGTTGTGTCTGTCATCCCTAATTGTAAATCTCGAAACAATAATGCCGCTAAGTCGGATGTAAAGTCTACAGCCTCAGTACCTCAAGCTCCTGGAAGAGTTACTGGAAATACATCTGGATCTCCTACTAAAGCCTTTATTTCACGTTTATAATTAGTTGTGGGATGTATCATATCTAAATATAGATTTTGTGGAGGAAAATGTCAAGGGTAAAAAAAAGGGCCAGCAAAGCCGACCCTAATTTTAGCGTATGTATTAATACTACGACAGTGTAAGTTTAGCAAGCGCTTTGGAGTTACCAAATCCGATGCCAATGTGTTCGTACACGGCCCATGTGATAATATTCTTTTTCTTTTCGATCCAGAATTTAGTATCGTTTAATACTAAGAATTGTCCTAAGAATTCTTGTGGTGCAAAAGCGTAGATCTTGTTCTGTAACAGTGCAGTTGACCCGTCCTGTTTGAACACTTTATTGGAAACAACTACTTTACGTCCGAAGAGCGTATTGTAAGTGAAACCATTAATGTAGATTTCGCTTCCTGCTGAGTCACCAATAGTTGATGCATCATACAAGAATAATCTGTTATACATTGTAGAATCCATTAATAGGGTATCGCAACGTAATTCCGCTCCGTCTAAAACGTCAAACAGTTCTTTTAGGCTTGATTTTTCAATCACACCTGTTTCACTGCCGGATGCTCTATAAGAACCGGTCTTAGCGTTTGCAACGGGCATTAGCGCGTCTACACCTTCTAAGAATTTTTCATCTTCAATGCGTTGTAAATCGAGTACTGAGTTCTTCTCAATTATGTCAGTCAGTGGCATTTCATAGGCCAACAGCTCTTCTTCAGTCTTCTGAAAGTCTTCAGAACTAACCTGATACAGGGGTATCTCGAATCGATCGCCCATTACGTATCTAAGGTTTGGCTGTCCGCGCATGTTCAGTGCCATGGCTTCTGAGTCAGGCTCGATGTCCACGATTTTAACTAGGCCGTCGTGATTGACAGATCTTGTCAAGTCAGCTTTAGTTACATATTGTGGATTTATTATTTTTCTTGCAAAAGAAACTTCACGTAGTTTTTGTCTAACGAAAGCTGATCCTTCCATAGCGACTTTCTCAAGTCCCGCAGGGGAATTAAGCTTTTCTACAAATAACTCATTTAGCGTACTAGCTGAATATTCCATTTTCTTAATCCTCCTTTATATGGTTACGTATTCAATTACGTTTGTTGCAGTTATGGCGCCTTGGAATTTAACATCATGACTATACTGCGCTTTAGTACAAACCGCTACCTGGTGAGCCGAGCTCCCAGCTGTTGTAGACAGTGTTCCTGTAACAGATAAGTATAGTTTAGACCCAATAGCTGGCGTACCATCATATTGGTCAGTTCTTGCACGGATTTTACCATATAAAACAGTAATTTTTCCGGTAGCTGCTATGTCAGGGGAGAACCCTGCTAAAGAGCTTGAACGGTTAGATTCAGACCAGATTGGAAATCCGAAGTTTCCAGCGGCCGCAACTTTTATACATTGATCAGTTCCGGTAGGACTAACCCATGAGCCTATTACGCCCGATGCTAAAACCCAGCCTGCCGCGTCTAACGTCAAGTCGATTCTAGTAAGGTTATTTAAGGTAGAAAGAATTTCTAACATTCTATTATATCCTCCGATTATCTTTAAAGATCTTCGACAAGCATTCTTGTCAAAGGATCCATGGTCCCGTCATCCTGAAGTCGGTCACTAACTTCCCCTAGAGACGCGACAGCGCCTCCGAAGCTAGCAGCTTTTTCAATAACTTCAAGTTCCGAGTCGTCCTTTTGGACGAATTTCTTGATTGTGGACTCCAAATTTTCTGCAGCTACATGTCCGGCTTTAAACATCTGAAATACTATTGCATACGCGTTTTGCACATGCGCCAGATCAGATGCTAATTTCTCATTATCATCTCTAAGAGATTCAACAAGAGCCATAGTTTCGCTAATTAACTTGGGATCCATTTTTTTTGTTAGTCTTTAGCTAACTCAGCTTTAATAGCTTGTCCTATAATTGTACCCATGTCTTCCAATTCAGCTACTTTTTCAAGCATTGTTTCTTGTTCCACATCGTAATCAATCATCATTCCAGCTAATTTTATTACGTCATTTTCGTCGTAATCTTCACCATATTCTGCAGCTAATAAGCCTTCAGCGCCCTCAGCGTACTTACGTAAAGTTTCTTGACCCTCGTCAACTACTTCTTCAGTAACTTCTTCGGCCACTTTTTCAGCTTCAGTTTCCTGAATAGCTTTATATGTGTCTAATAGTGTTCCCATCTTTAGTTATCTCCTAAATACTGTGAGGTTAATGCTCCGATAATTCTATCCGCAGCAGTTGTTTTTTCAGCTTCTTTAACTTCTTCTTTCATTTCTTCAGCTACTTCTTCAGTCTTTTCAGCTTCTTTAACTTCTTCTTTCACTTCTTCTTTAACTACTTCAGCTATTTCTTCAGCTACTTCTTCAGACGCCTGTTTCTGCAATTCCTTCCAGAAACCTTGAGCCATAATTCTACCCGCATCTTCATATTTTTCAGCTTCTTTCTGTAAGTCTTCTTCAGCTACTTCTTCAGCTACTTCTTCAGTCTTTTCAGCTTCTTTAACTTCTTCTTTCACTTCTTCAGCTA